AGAGTAGCAGTCAGGGTGAGTATAAATTCTTTTGCCCCGACTAAATTAAAATCAATTCCCTATTCTCGATGGAATACTACTAGATTAGAAAAACAGCCCTGGAAAGTTAAAGAAATTAAAAACGTATTGATCGCTCCAAGTAGAAAAAGTCAAGGAATTTTTACAGGAGTTGATATCACAGAATGGTCTGAAAAATTAAAAATATTTTTTGAATCACAGGGTGTAAATGTAAAAATTAGATACAAGGTTGGTAAAAAAGGAGTACAACATTACGGAAATCCTAGTGTTGGATTTAAAGGCGTGTTTGGGTTTGACGGCGATTTTGAATGGGCAGATTTAGTTGTTAGTCATAGTTCTGCCATCACATCAGAAGCATTCTGGTACGGTAAAAAAGTTATTAGTCTAGGCCCGTGTCCAACTTGGATAGCATGTGAAAGTACATTAGCCAATTGGAGAGATCCGTTAGAACCAGTTAATAGAGATGTATGGCACGAACATGTTGCATGGTGTCAATATAATGTAGATGAATGGTACGACGGTAGTGCTCAAGAAAAAGCCCTGTTTTACCAGGGCCATCCATACGAAGTTCCGCATGATGAATTGTTTAATAATTCACAAGGTAGCATCTTCCATGCCGGCAACCCTTAGTTTTACTATGTTAGTAAGCTGCCATTGTTTCTGATCAAGAGCTTTAGTTATTGCTAGCCATTTATTTCGAAGTAAGGCAAACTCATTGATAATTTTTTCAAAATCAACTACATCTGCCTCACCTTCTACATATTTTTCAACATCTCTGCTAGTAAGAGCACGTTGATAGTTTTCAAGATATTTTCGAAAATGTTGACTTCTTAATCTACGCAACTCGATATTTAAATACTCAAGAATTGCTTCAATTTCTTGAAGCTGACCAAATCTATGTTCTACAATTCCAGGCATGTTTGCACTAGCTCTTTCAATATTACCAGAAATTTTTACTTCTATCCTGGCATCGTTAAGCTCGTTGTTATAATACTCGACAGCATCGGGTATGTAGGATATATCTTTAGATATTTTTGAGTACCAAGTCATAATTAATAGTTGTCTTCGTCTTCCCAGTCCTCATCTTGATCTTCATCCTTAATATCAAGATAATATTCAATCGCCTGATCAAGAATGTCATCGACTCCCGTAGCTGCTTCAAATGTTTTGTCGCTAACTCCGTAATCAGCTAACAAATCAATATAACGCTCTGCTACTGATTCTTGTTGTTTTTTATCGATGTGTTCTTTAAACAACATCCAGATGTCGGCTAATTGATTTTCATTCATTTATTAAGTCTCCTCAACGATCTCACTATTTTTTATTCTATGTGGGTTAATTTTATATTCTTTCATAACTGTATCAAGACACCCGTCTTCGTTACGTTCCCATTCTTTGCGATAATATTTAACAATTTCACCGTCATTTGTAGTAAACGCTAGTCGATTACCGTCTTTTAGTAACAATGATTTTCCTTCAAACAAATCAACTAATCCACTATAAGGATTCATACCAGTTTCATAAGGAATTTTAACTTGTACACTTTCAAAAGGTTTAGCGTAGCGTGTCTTCATGATCTTACATGCAGCACGAATACCTTTCACTTCGCTAATCTTGTTGCCATCTTCGTCTTCTTTTAATTTTAATTTCTTCATGGCAACTACGATACTACTTGCATAAATGAATCCTTGTCCGCCTGAGATCTTGTCATCAGGATCAAACATGTCCTGACTTGCATATGTGTGATTTGTACAAACCAATCCAATGTTTAAACTTCCAAACATGTTTACACAATTACGAACCAGTGCTGTAAGTGCTTTAGGTTTACGACCCATATCACCTTTAAGGTCGCCAGCGTCAAATTGATTAACATCTGTAGGTGTGAGTAACATACCAAGGCTGTCTAATACAAATAGGACTTTGGGTCTGTTTTCTTCTGGTAAATTTTTGTATTCTTTAACAAATTCAGAAATCATCTTAGCAACATCGTCGATCATTGCCATGTTTAATTTAAGTAATTTGTCTTCGCTAGTATCAACGCCTAGTGCATGTAGCCATGCTTCATCTAATGCATTTTCTGTGTCAATTAGAATGACATAGATACCTTGTTCTTGTGCATTTTTTACGAGATTCCCTGAACAGATAAAACTTTTACCTGCGCCTGATTCTCCAGCAAACACTGTAACTTTCCCCATCGGAATACCTTTGCTAAAGTCTCCGCTGATAAGATAGTTGAGTGCATAGTTGTTAGTGCTGATCCAATCTGTAGGATCTTGAAATCCAACGGATATACCGTCAATAGATTTAGTAATGCTTTTACGAAATTTTGATAAATCGAATGCCTTTGTCATAATGTTTGTCCCTATTTAAAAGTAATAATATATTAATAATCAACTAATGTCAAAATAATTGATTATCTGCCTGCAATTTTTTTAAGTTTTTCTTTGTACATCTCAAAAAGTCTATCTTCATGATCGTACATATCGCCTGTTTGTGCAAAAATTTCAGCACTGCTTTTGTTTACACAATTCATTAAATCTAAGCCAATAGTTTTTAAAGGACCTAGTCCCCACATAGCCCATCGTGATTGTGTTTTTACATAACGGTTTAATTCGCTGGCTAAGTTATAAGCTTTAATAAAACTCATATCTCCCCATTCCCAATACAGTGGGTATTTCTTGCTTGGCCAGGTTATTCCTTGTTTTTCTGCGCTTAATTCCCATACTCCTTGTTTTTCATTTTCTACCATCTGTAATGTCATGAACCAAAAGAATCCTAACTTTGTAGTTAATAACCAGTCGGCAGTTTCATACAAATATTCTTTTGGAACATTTGGTAATCCGGCAATCAAGCTTACGTCTATGTGTGTGTTCGGCCATTTATCTTGTAAGTGTAACAGAAAGTCTTTACCTCTTTTAGAACTCCACGGCTTTTTAACTAATTTTGCACCGTCCGGATGAAAAGTTTCTATTCCAAATAATGCACCTCGTTGACCACACTCGTGTAAAACATCTTGCGTCCACGGGTGTGCATCTAGTAAGTCTGCTCTGTTGTATGCTAAAAATTCTAATTTAAAAGGTAACTTTTGATATACTTCGCCTAATCGTTCAATTCTATCATTATTTGCATTGAATGTTTCATCAATAAAATAATAGTTCGTCGTTCCGAATCGTTCATACATTTCTGTGAATTCATCGACCATAAGACTAATATCTTTTTCGTCTGCTCCGGGACGTTTACCTAAATTAGGACTGCGACAAAAGGGACATTGAAATATACAACCTCTTCCCCACTCAATTGGCAAAGTTTCCCCAGGTAGAATACAGTCATGATCTTTATAAACAAATCTGTGACTACTGATATCAAACTTTTTGCGATTAATTTTTGTTATACCAGTTTGTTTGCTAAGTTCATCCATCAACTTTAGTAGACCGTCTTCGCCGTACGCATCAGTAGTAGCAAAGTCAAATAAATCTACGCCTACAATATGATCATGAGCTCTAGGACCACCTAACTGTGTTTTTATATTCGGAAATTCTTTTTTTAATTCTGTAATTGCAATTTTGATATTTTCTGGTATACTTTCAACTCGACTTTGTTGTCCAAGATCGGCATTCCATGTCGCCCACATTGTACTACTCACGCCAATTAACATTGTATCTTTGTCAATGAACATTTTTGTATGTTCTATTAGTTCGTCAGGCGAGAACAAGTGAGTGAACTCAATTACTTGACAAGTATAACCATGTTCTTCTAACCATCTGGCAAGAATATAACAAGCTACTGGTCGCCAAATAAAAGGACGATAGCCAAGTTGACTATAAAAAATTACATTTGCCATTACGTTAGATAATTCCGTTGAATAATCATATCCCAATATTTCATTCGAGCTTTAATTGCCCGTAACGCTGCTTCTGTTGCTTCAACTTCGCGCTCAGGGTCTCCGGCACAAAGTTCTACTAGTAATCTTCTAGCTGCTGGACCGTGCTCATTGCCATCAATTTCGACATGTCTTGCTAGATACCAACGGAAAGTTGGACTAGGTATTTCCATAACTTCTAATTGATTTAACACAGATTGGAATTGTTCAGGTAAAAGATCTTCTCTACCTAATGCTAATGCAGAGCAAATAATCCAAGGTTTATCACTGTCTACAAAACTTTTAGTCTCTGACATAAAGAATTTTGCAGGCTCAGGTACGCTTGGATGATTAAGTGCTTCCTCCCAACCAACTTCGGCAACCAGATTCGGCCATTGTTTAATCCAAGTAGTGTCCATGCCAATTTCTTCCATGGCTACAATATAGCTTTCAAAATGGCTTAGGTGTTTTACACCGTCAACTGTTATATCGCTTTCTTCTCCAAGGATAATTTCATTTACCCATCGACGAGATTCTGCAGAGTATTTTGGAACCCACGGGCTACCGCTAGGCGCAAGATGATGCTGTAGTTGTTTAGTAAGACACATAAAATCCCAAACAGCGTAGACATGATTTTCCATAAAGACTTTTAGATCGTCTAGACAACCTATACTTTGTCTTGCTGTTAAAGGGTGTTGTCGCAATTTCCATTGCGCTTTTTCAATTAGTTTCCAGTCCATAGTCATAATAAAAAATAGGATACGAATAAATCCGTATCCTATTTATGCGTATTACTTTTGACGGCTGCGAATCATTGCAAGAATGTCTTCTGCTTTAGTACTAGAAGTAGTTGTAGATTCTTCTTTCTTAGGAGATTTTGCTGCTGGTGCTTCAAAATCATCTTCTAAGTCCGGACTAGTTTGAGGAGTACTAGGTGCTGCTGATTTAGCTGTGTTAGGATCGCCGGTATTAGAGCTCACACCCGCTGGACGGTAATATTGTCCCCAACGTTCCATGTCAAATGCTTCGCCATCAACACTTGCTTCAAACATTTCTTTGATTACTTTTAGCTCAACATCGGTTGGCTTCTTAGGCAAGTAATCATTAAGATTAAATAGCCCGTGTGCTTGAACAGCAGCTGATTCTGCTTCTTCTAGTGGTCGTTCACGACGAGCCCACTTACTAGTTGAGTAGTCAGCATAGCCACCTTTACTGGTTTTAGCAATACGGAAGTCTACTCCGTTTACGTAGTCAGTTGGCAAGTCGTCCATGTCTGGATCCATCAATGCCGCACGAATAAGTTGGAAGATCTGTGGACCAATGATAAATCTACGAATTGGATTTTCTGGCTTTTCTTCTTTCATTGGATCGTCAACTACAAAGCCCTGGAAAATATAAGATTTTTTCTTCCAATACTTACGCCCCATATCCTCAAGATTAGGATCCTTAAACCAAGGACGCACTTCTGAAAGAATAGGACATACATTTCCTGGTCCGTACATTTCCATGCATGGAACTTGTACAATGACATTTTTGCTTTCTGCATCTCCCTTGATTCCAGCAAAGGGAAGTTTGATCATTGCACGTTCTACCCAGAAGAATGTGTTATCTGTGTTGCCATCGGGTAAAAAGCGTACTGTTGCTTCTTGACCTTCTTTGAGATTCCAGAATGGATAAATTGAATTATCGCCTCCGGTTTTGTTGTCGCCGCTACCGCGGGATTCTTGTTCTTTTAATTTTGCTCTGATTTCAGCTAAAGTTGCCATGGTTATCTCCTATTGTTAGCCTATATTTGCCTTTAGTTTGTTTGACACCTATCAAACAAAAAACGCATACATGTTATTGTATGCGTTTTTATTTAGTCTTGCAAGAGAAATAACAGACTTTTTTCGCCGTTTTTAATTTATTCCTGCCATTTTTCGAAGTTTATCAAGTAGGTCTTCTTTTTGAGTTTGAGCACCTTGTCCCATTTTAGGCTGAACAGATTGTGCAAAATTTCCACTTTGTGGTTTAGGTTGGGGGAGACCGCCTTGTCCCATTTTAGGTTTCATATCCCTAGGGCCTGTAATATCCCCAGGGCCTGGCGGTTGCGTCATTTTGCTACTGTCTTGACCAGGTGGAGTCTGTCCAAGCCTACTGTTATCTGGTTGACCAGACTGACCACTTACTCCTTGTCCTGCCTGCTGCCCTGATTTAAAATTGGAGGCTAAATCTGATACACCTTGACGAATATTACCGACTGTGTCTTTTACTCCTTTTTGAACTTTTCCAACTACGTTGCCTGCTTTGTAAGCTAGTTCATCTCCGAATCCTTCTTCTTGACTTGAAAGTCCGGATAATTCACGAATTCTTCTAAGATCTGCTCTAGACTCTAGTTCGTTAACAACATTCTTTGCTTTTGAAACAGCACCTTCACCAAATTTTTTCTCACAGGCTATTAACACACCTGTTTCACCTTTAGGAAATTTACCTGTTTCTGCATCAAACATACTTTTAATAAATTCAATTAACTCTGACTCATTATTGTGTTGGTCATCTTGATCAAAGAAACTTTCAATTTGAAATCCGGCTTTGGTAATTGCTTCACCTAAAGATAAATCAGTTCCGCCAAAATTAATTATTGTGCTAGGTGTTGCGCCAGCCAGTCTAGCCTTTTCGATCAAGCGTTTTAAATTTTCTGCCATTGCTACTCCTGGTGTCATTGGTAGACTAGGTGGTACTGCTGCTGCCGGATCAGGTGCAGGCGCTGCTGCAGGTTCAGGTGCTGGTGCTGCTGCCGGATCAGGTGCAGGCGCTGCTGCAGGTTCAGGTGCTGGTGCTGGTTCTTGAGCACTTTGATATAATATATCTGCTACTTTTTCGCTAATATCGTTTACTTCTTTTTCATCTAGTAGTTCCATATCAATAGCCATGTCTGCTACCATACTTCTTAAACCTTCTAATGCCTCTTCAGGAATCCCTGAAGATTCTCCTTTAAGAATATCAGTAATGCCAACACCTTGATTCAACTGATCAACTATTATTTGAGCAGCGTCTGGGGTTATTCCTGCAGGAATCTCAGGAGGAGCTTCTTGTGTATCTTTTTCTTCTTCTTCTGTTTGTATAGAATTAATGTAGCTAATATAACTTTCTAATTCTGGTGCTTCGCTGTGATCAATTCCTTCGTACTCTAATTCATCGTCATTGTCGATAATCTCACTGATATCAAGTTCTTTAACTGGTATTTCTGATTCGTCAACAAGTTTATAGATGTAAGGAAATACAGTTTTTAATTCTTCGTTAAATGTTTTAATAGTTAATCTATCAATCCAATCATTCATAATTTCTTCAGGAACGTCTGAATCGTTATTTTCAGTAAATGATTCAGAGAATGTTTGATAGTAACTATTGTTCTGCAAATGATGAATTTCTTTTTTAATTTGATCAATTCTTTCAATTACTTTTGTATGTACGGTGCTCATAGACTCAGAAATTGTTGGGCTACGATCAACGTAATTTTTAAAGAATCGTAACTTTGATAATTCTTCAGATAGTCCAATCACATAGCGGCCAATTGAATCATAAGGGGTGCCGCCTTCGCCAATATGTTGTGCTAGTGCTCGTGCGCCGTTAAGGTGTCTTAAGGGATACTTAAATCTTTCACCTTGTACATTTTCAATATAAATGCTTTCAATTCTTTGTGTTCTTCCCGCAGGATGATTATAGTTTACTGGAGCACTGTGCCTAACAATAATTGTGCTGTTACCTAAATCTTGGTAACTAGTTTTGCTGGTGCCGAACAATTTACTTTCACTCATGTTTGTTTCCTTTTGACTGGACATATATTCTTTATCTCTTTTATCTAATGATTGTTTGCTAATATCTCTAACATTAAAGTCTAACAAATGCTGTCTTGCACATTCTCGTATTTCTTTTAGAAAGTTAAACCATTTTTTCTTATTGAAGTTTTTTTGTCCTTGTGTAATATCATTAGGGTAAATTACAACAACTCCATCCTCAGAAGAAACATCAATGTTTACTAGTCCAAAAACAGCACCATTTACTACATAGTTAAACTCAAAAAAACGGGCTTGCTCAGGTTTAATTGTAGCATTTCCCTGAGCATCTTCCATTTTTATTTTAGGAATCTGTGATCTAATTTGATCAAACAGACTCTTAGCAATTTCGTCAAGATTTCGTTCCATAATGATATTTATCCTAGAAATGATGAAATGTAGATCGGCATTGGCGGCTCAAATTGCTCATCATCGTTGAGGTCGTTGCTACTGAAATTTTCAAATACTCTTGAATCCCAATCAGACAGTACTTGGCTCATACGTACTATAAGTAATAGGGCACTAACTAAGTCATCTGTTTCACCAACTTTTGCTTTAAAACTTATACCCTGTGCAATAAATGCTTTTAATTCAGATATTAAAGGTTTGCTGTATATCTTCATTTTACCTGATTCTATTAGGTATTTTAGTCTAGCACTAGCAGATATTTTACTCTTATGTGTTGTATTAAATCCCTTGCGAAACTTACGTACATGTCCTTTACGTATAGGCTCTGCTATAAATAACCCAGGTATATTTTCTTCACCTACGTCTTTAATACACACTAACGCTGCTTCACCTACTGTATTATTTTCAACACTCCAATAGATATTTCCTGAATTTTCTTCCCCTATGCAATCTAGAATATACTTTAAGATGTCTCTTAAAATTCTAATTTGCCCCTGGACTGGAGTTATGTTGTGCTGCCATTCGGCAATTTGTTCAAATTTTGGGAGTTCAAATACTTGTATAGCAGCATAGTTGCCGCCGGTGCCTAATGCTGGGTCGAGTGCGATTGCATAGATACCATCTTTTGTAGGTGTTTTATACCACCTTGTTTGTCCCATCCTTAGACTCGGATCTTTCCCTTCAAGACCAGCAAGACAAATACTGTTAATTAAAGTTTCGTCGTATACTAAGAATTCGCAGTTATACTCTCGTCGGAATCGTTCTTCTCCAATACGATTACGTTCTTGTGTTGCCCATGCATCATCTCTATCTGGATGTTCGTTCCAATGACAAGTAAAAGGAAAAAACCCATTAATGCCAATCAGTTGCTCGTTACCGTATTCGTCAAATTTTTTGTTCGCTTCTTTCCAGATATTGGCAAAAGTATCTTCGTCGCTGTTAGGTGTACTAGTAATAATTGCCTTACCGCCAGTTGCTAGTGTCGGAGATATTGAAGTCCAGAATTCGTCGGCAATGTTAGGAGGCACAAATGCAAACTCGTCACAGTAGAGTAATGATATACTCATACCACGGCCAGTGTTGCCAGTAGTTGTAGTACTAACTATACGACTACCGTTGTCAAATTCTATACTACCTTTGTTGTAGTTAATAACACCACTACGTATATAGTCCGGACACAGTTCATAGGCATATCTCACACGCTGCATAATTTCCTGCGAGCCTGTATATTTGTGTGCAGAGATTAGTATAGTCTGGTCCGGGTGAAACATTGCGTACCATAACAAGTATCCAGCTGCGCAGGTAGTTTTACCCATCTGTCTAGGTAACATATTGATATTGAATCTATGTCCGTGGTATGCATCTAATAATCTATTTTGAAATTCAAAAGGTTCAAACAGCATCTTTCCTCTTACAGGATGCTGAATATAAAAAAAGTTTTTACAAAAATAGTGGTAACCAGAATCAGCATTGGCACACATCAACAAATCTTCAAGTTGTTGTTCTGTGAATGATTCTTTTGTGTGTGCTTTTTTGGTTAAAACACCATCTAAACTTTTGCTTGCCATAACTGTATTTAAGATAAAAAAAGCGGGCATAACCCGCTTTTGAATGACTTTGTGTCAAATATTATTATCTACTTTTATATGCTTCGTACATTGCGCCTAGTTTATTTTCTAATTGTTTGACTGCCATTGGATTATCGCCAGGATACTCTTTTTTGTATTGTCCGTGTTCTTTGTTCAGTCCGCCGGAAATATCTTTAGTCATGTATTTTATGTCTTTATATTCTGGTTTAGGCTCATTGTCAAATTCTTCATTTTCACTGTTTAATTTTAATGCAATTTTGTCCATGTCGGAATCTTGATCGTGATCGTGATCGTGATTTCCTTTTTCAATGCTTCGGAGAACATCCATAAGATCTCGGATTCCGCCAGCGCCTGATCCGTTTAAACTAACATTCATACTAACGTTGTCTGGTTGTGAACCAGTACTGCCCATTGGGCCACATTCGTCTAGTGATTCGTCTACTTCTTTATCACCGGTCGCCTTTTTAATTGCTGCATCTTTGTTGTCACGATATTCTTTGTCATCAGGCTCATTTTCGCCGTCTTTGTCCATATCACCTTTGTCTTTTGCCTCGGTGATTTCTTGATCTAAGAATGCAATTCTTTTATATAAATCTTGCCAATTCATTTTATTTTTTTCCTTTACGTGGGTCTGGTATTTTATTTTGACGAGACCCAACAGGGCTAGTCTTACCGGTATCTTCAGTTGTTGGTGGCTCTTTTTCTTTTGGTGCACCGTCAGCAAGTATTTGATCATTTACTCCGGTATAGTTAATACCAGAATGTTTGCCTCTAACTGCCGATAATTCTTTCATAAATTCACTGATTCGTTTATCGCCTACAGTTTTTTGATTATCCTCAGTGTCATAGTCTTGCATTAATAATGAGCCTTTTGGATCTGTGCTGAATGAATCTAATAAATGTTCCTGTTGTTTATCTATTTCTGCTTGTTCGGCAGGATTTCTAACTCTTACTTTTTCAGATACAATGCCTAAGTTATGAGAAATATATTCAGCTAAACCGTAGCTAGTAACTGGATATTTTAGATTGATTTCATAAATTGTAACTTCAGTATCCTTTAAATTAGGAAAATCTAAAGGTGTAGATTGTATTGGTGTACGTTTACCTTTACTCATGCTTTCTACGCTGAATTTTGATAGCGCAGACTTCATGTTTTTTTCAAAGTTTTCAGGAATGTCTCCTGCAATCTTAACTTTAAAAGGGTAAACCTTTGTGCTTTCAGTGATATATTCTTTAAAATTTTTCATAACAAATCCTATAGTGTATTTATTTCATATTCTTCAATTTTTCTAATAGGCTGTTACGGTCTGACACAATGTAAGTATTAGTGGGAAGATTAATCCCTTCGCGATCACCGCTGTTATCTTGATCAACTTTTTGCTTTTTAATTTGCAATTCGATCATTTTTAGCTTTTTATCAATTTTTGCAGATTTAGCATCAATTGCATTTTTAAGCATAGTGCCCGCAACTTCAAAAATTCTTCCACTATATCTAGCTTCAACATTCATACCTAAGTCCATTAGATCGTCATATGCATCAGTTGCTCGTTTAGCCAAATCATCAAACTCTGTATCAGATAAATCACCTAATCCTTTAACCTGAGGTAATGCTGCACTAATTTTATCGAAGTCTTCAATGTCTCTTAATAGAGCAGGAACCACGTCGGGCTGTACAGCAGCATCCTCGTCTTTTTTAATGATTTTTTTGCTTTCGGGCAAGTTTAATATTTCTTCTAACTTTTTTGTCATATCAATACTTATCTTCCGTTATAAAACAGTTCTCTTTCTGTGATAACTCGAAAGCGTATCCCTTGTTTTTTGCACCATGCGTATGCTGCTTCCCATTTGGCTTTGTTCTTTATAAACTGAGCTTGATTTACTTTATTCTTTCCTACTTTTTCAAGTATCGTTTGATTTTCTGGTTTAATTTCTAAGAGGTCTACATTCATTTTTCCGTTTTTATCTACATATTGTATAAAAAAATCCGGAACGTATATAGTTTGTCTACCGGTTAAGGGATCTCTGTAAGGGATACTAATTGCTTCACATGCCCATTTTTGAATGGCTTCGTTGTTGTCGCAAAATCTCATAAAAGTCCATTCCCAACTTGATCTATAGGTTGGTTGTTTATGTCCTATATACTTTTCTGGGTTAGAAGGTATGAACTTGCCTCTTGCAAATCTCATTGTCTTATGTTTCTAGAATCAAGCGTTTCTGTTTCTTCGAATATTTTATAACCTAATAAACTAGTTTTTTCTCTGTAAGCATTTACAACTTCAGTTACAATCTGACTTAATTGCACTTCAGTGTAACCCTTTAGAGTGTCTAATAGTTCAAAAACATTAACGCTATCTAATTTTGCTTGATTTAATAAAATAATTGCAGTACTCTTTGCAGATTCTTCTTCGAATCCTCGTTTCATAAAAAATCCGATAACTGCATCTACTTGGTTTGTTGGAAAGGTAATTTGATGTCTAAAATATTTGTCAAAAAATTGTTTGACTTCAGTTGAAGAATCAGTATTACTTGTAGGAAAGTTAGCCATGTTATCTACCCGTTATATTTCTAAGTATACCCGGAGTGTTATTAGTTGCATCGTTTACAGGAAATTGAATATTTCTAGTTCCGCTTACACCCTGTGTTCCTACTGCGCCTCTGTTCGTTCCAAGGGCTGTTACGCCTGTTATTAGAGTTCTAGTCAATTCCTCATTAACACCTCTACCACTTAGTTGTGAAGTGTTGTTGTAGGTATTTACAGCATTGATCGCTGTAGCAAATAGATTTACACTTTGACCTTGACTTGCAGCGTAAAGATCACCAAATACACTAGATGCTCCTGCTAGCACACCTGCAGGACCAAATAAGGTTCTTGTACCTCCACCGGCTAGTGTAATAGGACTAGGTGTGGTATCATAATGATCAACTGCAAATCCTACTGGATCTCCTCTATAGACTACACCTTCTTTGTAGTGTACGCCTTCATAATTAATAGTCATTGAATTTTCGACTGCACCGCTTTGTCCAAAATCTACAGTATCATGATTCCATGCAGAAATCATCGGACGCATTAATGTATAACTTTGATAAGTTTTTCTGCCCATTTGATATAATATAATTTTATCAAAGAAAGGTATAGAAGAATTATTATCTAACCCGTATCTATATCTTGAACTATAGTTTGAATTTAGTGTTGCGCTTCTCATGTAGGTACTAACACCGTCATCTAATTGTGCAGTGTTATGATCTGCATAATAGTAGCTATAATAATTTTTCCACATGGTTGATACTATATTCAAGTTATCATCGTGAAATGAAATATTCAGCGGCAGGTAATCAATTTTAGTTTGTATTAATTTTTTTCTATTATATTGATTCGCTGTTTCAAGCGGAATGCTAAATTTAGGAAGATCTGCTTTTTTAACTAATACATTAATTTCGTATCTATGTCGTTCTCTTAAATTTAAAGTTTTTAAAGCGTAGGGGTTAATAAAAAACGCCACGTGAAAATTAAACTTTAATTTAGGAGCGAGCCTAAAGGTATCATCCGTGAAGGTTCTAGCTGCATGTCTAAAATCAGCAACATACCCCTTTGGGTTAGTTACTCCGGATATAAATTGTCGCAGTGCTTTGTTTGCCATAATATTATTTATTGAACATTAACTGCGTATATAATAAATGGTCGTAAAAAAAGGCCGCTTTTGCGACCTTTCCTTATTACTTTCCAGCGCCTGTAACTAAAGTGCTTACAGTTCTTCCTACTACAGAACCAATACCAGTTCCTTGTGGTGTTTGCTGTGCATTATCATAGACGATTGATAATTGAATTGTTGCTTCTGCATTTTCTGAGTATGCTAAGTTACCGTAGTTAGCGTTCTCAATGTAGCAGCCGTAACATTCCCAGGTCTCAAGCACTGTTGGAACATTTGCTCCGTTACCACCGTCTAATACTTCGATTCTAGTTGTAAATTTATAATCAACGCCACTAGCTGCTGAACTTTGCTCATAAAAATCAAACTGTTTCTGTAACTGCTCTCCTACTAATTTTGCTACTGATCCAGTAACATCATCTCGTAGGTTAATTGTTATTGCTGTCCATGAATGTTTACCAGCTAGATATGCTCTTGAGTTGTACATATCTAGTGTAATTTTTTCAAATGCTACAGTTGGTCTTGTAACATCTTTAACTTGCTTAGTTAAATCAGTAGTTGGAGTTGAAATTCCAAAATTTTCTAAACTAACTCTAAAGCGATATTTTAGTTTAGGCATCAGCATGCCTTGTGAGCTGCTGCTCTGATTGCTAGCTAATGGAACTGTAAATTTGTTTAAGGTTGAAATAGCCATTCGTTGCTCCTATCTTATATATTTAGCTTAGCCTAAACTCGCAATTTCACCAGTGTTCTTTAAGCGTAGTGGGATATAGATAAATTCCACTGCTTTAACTGGTTCAATAGCAATATCAACGTAAAGTTCGTTACGATCAATTCTACTTGGTGTATTGTTTGACTCATCACAAACTACTAGATAATCGTAAAGTGCTCGCTGACCTACTAGCTCTAACAGTAAACTTTCTACTGCTGCTTTAATTTCATCTCTTGTAATCTTATCATTTGGTTCAAAGATATAAGGTTTAGCAAGAGCATTTAACTGTCTGCGTAGGTAAACTACTAGACGAGCTACGTTAATACGATCCAATGCACTAGCATTTCTTGCACGAGTATATTGTCCAAAGTTAACTAGTCCGCTACCTGTTAAGAAAGTAATTGGATTAACTTTGATGCTAGCCATAGTATCTCTTACGCCTTCATTGAGTGCAACAGAACGGAATTCTCCTTCACCGTCAATGTACCCAACAGCAGTTGCATTAGTAATTCCGCCTCTACGTGTACCAGCAGGAGCAAACCAAGGATAAGCAACTTGATCGTTTAATGCAATAGTTCTTAAAATCATGTGACTTGGTGGAATTACGACATTGTTACCAAAGTTGTCACTTGTGAATCCCCATGGATAAAATACTCCTAGGTATTCATCAAAACTAACTAGGCCAAGGTCGTTAT